CGTCAAGTTGATATGTTTAATGATTCTAGTGACTAGCTGTGCCGATTTAGCGTTAGCAGAACAACCATCCATGCATGTTGGGGAACTCCCCAAGAAAGGTGTCTATGTTTTTAGAGTTGATGAGGTGCCAAACAATCTCACGCTATACTGGGATTACGAAAACAATAGAATGGTTGATGACATATTTGTATGCCCTATGGTTGCTTACGGCAAAATGGATTGCAGTAAAATTAAATACGCTGACGAAGACACTTATTTGTTTACTACCTGTCCATCATCAGACCCGGTTTATTATATAACAACAAGACAATGTTGGGTTTGCAATTCATGCTTGATGTGGTTAATACCAAACAAGGTGGTACATCCAAGGGCAGTAACAAAATCAAATGTTGAGGAATGTGATTTTTGGGAGACAAGAGATTGGAAGATGGGGTATTAAAGATAAATCCTAATTTAAAGCCCAATAGAAAGGGCAGACCTCGTGGTGCCAGAAACAAGCTGTCTAATAACTTTTTAGAAGATATTCATGCTTACTGGAACAAGCGTACCAACGGGACTAACGGCACAACCAGAGGGATGAACTTATTGGATCGTGCTGCTGAAAAAGATCCCATGTCTTTTTGTAAGATGGTAGCAAGTATTATTCCTAAAGAACTTCACAAGGAAAACACAGTACAGGTTAATTTTGTAGAAGCGTTAAAACAGATCAATAGTGCCGATATCGTTGATGTCACTCCTTTAGAGGACACCGCAGATGATGACCGCTGACGGTTTTTGGAGTTTAAACCAAAATGATGACTGCTGACGGTTTTGACGAAGCTGTAGTGGGTACTATTACTTCTTATGGCAGAGGTGAAAGTGTGCTTTACAGTACGGAAAAGATCCTTGAAATTATGATGAAGCGTGATGGTATGTCTATGGATGAAGCGTTAGAGTTTTTCCATGTTAATATCCTTGGTTCTTATAACGGGGAAGGTATGCCTTCTTTTTTAAATGACCATGTAGAACCTTTGGAGTTTGATGATGCCGGTATCATCCTCAACTAATGCAAACGCAGATGTCAGAAAAAGACTAAAGATTTGGTATGACAGTCCTTACAGGTTTGTAACTCAAGCCTTGGGTGTCGAACCAGAAGAATGGCAGAAAAAAGCCATGCTTGCAATCAAGAATAATGATCGTGTTGCCGTTAAATCAGGTCATGGTGTCGGCAAATCTGCACTGGAAAGTTGGATTATCTTATGGTGGCTATTAACCAGATATCCCGCAAAAGTCGCTTGTACAGCACCCACTGGGCACCAGTTGTCCGATGTGCTGTGGGGCGAAATCGCAAAGTGGTACAGGAAACTACCCGTGGGGCTAAAGTCGCTTCTGGCTGTAAAGAACGACAGGGTGGAATTAGTATCCGCACCTAGCGAATCATTTGCTGTTGCTCGTACAGCGAGGAAGGAAACTCCAGAGGCGTTTCAGGGATTTCACTCTGAAAACATGTTGTTTATGGTGGATGAAGCATCGGGTATCGAGCCTATTATCTTTGAGGTCGGTGAAGGTGCGATGTCCACCAAGGGAGCGAAGACCTTTCTAGCAGGCAATCCTACCAGAACATCAGGTTATTTCTTTGATGCGTTTAACAAGATGCGTTCTTACTGGACTACCATGCAAGTCTCATGTGCTGACAGTAAACAGGTCAGTGCCAAGTACATTGAACAGATGGAGGAAAAATACGGGATAGACAGCAATATCTATCGTGTGCGTGTTTTAGGTGATTTCCCCAAAGATGATGATGACAGCATCATGCCGTTGTCTTTATTGGAAAGTAGTGTTGAAAGATCAATAGAAATTCCAGAAGATGAACCTGTTGTATGGGGGTTAGACGTTGCCAGATTTGGTTCGGACAGTACCGCTTTATGTATTAGGCAAGGCAGGAGAATTGTTGGTAAGGTCGAATCTTGGCGAGGTAAAGACCTCATGCAGACCTGTGGAATTATCGCCAATAAGTATAAGAAGACCGAAATCAACCCAAGCGAAAGGCCCACGGAAATATTGGTGGATTCAATTGGACTTGGGAGTGGCGTGGTGGATAGACTCATGGAGATGGGGCTGCCTGCTAGGGGAGTTAATGTCGCAGAAAGGCCAGCAGTGGAACATCTCTACAATAGATTAAGGGATGAACTCTGGTTTAACGCTCGTGACTGGTTTGATACGATGTCAGTAAGTATGCCTAGAGATGAAGACCTGATTGACGAACTGGCTAATGTAAAGTTCACTTATACCAGCTTGGGGAAACTGCAAGCGGAGAGTAAGGAAGACATGAAAAAACGTGGGCTGAAATCCCCTGATCTAGCGGATGCGTTTTGTCTGACGTTTGCCTACCAAAGTTTCGGAGGTAGTTTTAATAAACCATTGGAGTATAGCCATATGGGTATAGTTTAAGTGAAACTATTGTCTAAAGCGAGGAAGAAAATGAAACGTACCAAGCGTAGAACTAAGTTAGTTAAAATGTCTAACGGTAGATGTCACGATTGTGGTAGAACATTCCCAGATGTAGTGTTTGATTTTCATCATATCGAAGCAAAAGAGTTTACTCTTAACTCCAGTTCTATGGACAGGTCTTGGAAAAAAATCAAGGAAGAGTGGGATAAGTGTATAATGCTATGTGCTAATTGCCATAGGATATGCCATAATATAGGAGAGTACCATGAGCCTTAAAGACAGCTTTAAAATCATTGAATTAGAAGACCGTATTAAAAATCTTGAATCCAAGGTTGAATTGATTTTTGGTAACAGCGAGAGCTTTACGACAAACGAAGTTGGAATCATAGATTTAATCAAACGAAAAACAGTTGGGCCAAAGTCAGTTAAACAAAAAGCAAAGGTGAATAAGTGTGAACGCAAAAAATAAAGCAGTTGGGTCAAAGGCGAATATGTCAGAAGATGAATTAAAGTCTATGTTTGACTGGGAGGCAAACAACGCCATAGGCAGGCATGATGGTGATCTTTCAGAACAGAGGCGTATGGCTGTAGAGTATTACTACGGTAATTCGTTGGGTAACGAAATCGAAGGGCGTTCTCAAGTGGTGTCCCACGATGTGTTTGAAGTAGTTGAATGGGCCATGCCACATATTATGAAAGTATTCACAGGCACTGATCGCATAGCAGAATTTGAACCCACTGGCCCAGAAGATGAAGCCGAAGCAGAACAAGCCACAGACTATGTGAATTATATATTTGAAAAAAGAAATGATGGGTTTAGCATTATACATGACATGGCTAAAGATGCCTTGTTAGAGAAGACTGGCGTTTCAAAAATATGGTGGGATGACACGCCTAAGATTGAAAGAGAGGAATACAGTGGTCTTGATGATTTTGCGTTTGCTAAACTGGTTAGTGATGAAGAAATTGAAGTGGTTGAGCATACCGAGACTCAAGAAGAAGTTATTGGGCAAGGGCAAATACCGCAAATAATGCGTTTCCATGACGCAGTTGTAGAACGTATAAAAGAAAATGGAAGAGTAAGAGTTGAAGTAATCCCCCCAGAAGAATTATTAGTTTCTAAAAGAGCAAAAAGCCTAGATGACGCAGACTTTGTTGGACATAGAGTTAACCTGACAATTTCTGAAGTTAAAGACATGTTCCCTGATGTTTCTGATGATGAACTAGATGAAATAGTCGGAGAAGATGACCATGAATGGAATGATGAATCCAGTGCAAGACACAATTTTGATGACTCGTACACCAGTAGAGATAGTGATTTTAATAACAACAATTCAGGGAGAAAGATTTGGATAACAGAAGGCTACATGAATGTGGATTGGGATGGTGACGGACACGCAGAGCTACGTAAAATAACGAAGGCTGGAAATAAAATATTGGAGAACGTGCCAATAGATGAGAAGCCCTTTGCCTCTATTTGTCCCATTCCAGTTCCGCATAAATACTACGGGTTGTCATTGTCAGATAAGGTAGTGGATATACAGATTGTAAAATCAACGCTCATTAGAAACATTCTTGATAATATTTATAATTTGAATAACGGCAGGTTTACGATGCT